CGTACCGGGGTCACGGGGTGGGGCGGGCAAGCGCGCGGGCCACGGCCAAAGCGGCAGCAGGAGCGCAGACGGTGCGATCGCAGGCGTCGTGCCGGTCCGAGCCCGGATCGTCGAGCGCCGAGTCGTCGGGGTCGTAGGACACGGCCTCCAGCAAGTCGGCGACCGCGAGTCCGATCTCCGGATCCATGGCTGCGATGTAGCGAAGATCGCCGGGGGTGTCTCCGCAGGCGACCTCCCACCCGGTGGCGGTCCGGACCGAGTTGCTCGGCGAGCCGCTCGCGTAGCGCCACCGTGCGGCGTTGCTGGGCGCGCCCTTCGCGAGAGCCCGCAGTTCATCGGCGCGGGCCCGCAGTTCGTCGCCGGGGGTGATCGCCCTCATCGCTGCGCCTCCTCGGCCGAACCTGGCCACGTCAGTTGGCGGCTGTACGAGCTCCCGGCGATCTCGGCGCTGCACGAGTGCTCGCCGTCGTGGCCACGCTGCCGGGTGCACAGCTGGCCGACGTGCAGGTCGTCACCCGGGAACTCGGACGAGCACAGCAGGTCGTCGTCGATGTCGCTGGTGTCGCCGGGGGTGACGAGGTGGGCGCCGTCATGTCCGGCGGGCTTGATGCAGCCGGAGCCGGGGGCTTGGCCTTCGCCGTAGGTGCAGACGCCGTTGGCGTAGGGGTCGGACGTGGGCTTGTCGGTCACAGGGTTCCTCCGGTGATGTCGGGTGTCGTGCCCTGACCGGGCGGTACAGGGCGGGGGGCGGGGTCAGGCGGCGTTGCGGCGGCGGTTGGCGGCTTGGCGGTGCACTTCGGAGTACGCCGACAGCAGCCGACTCGTGGCCCAGCGGTGGCCGCAGTTGGGGCACCGGTAGCCGTGGACGATCGACTCGCCGCGGCGCTTCTCGGCGGCGGGGGCTATGCCGCGCTGGCAGCAGTTGGGGCAGGAGTCGGTCATGTCTGTGCCATGTCGACGAAGCGGGAGTAGTGCCCCTGAAATGCGGTGGTGATCGTGGCCGTTGGGCCGCCGCGGTTTTTCGCGACGATGAGGTCGGCCTCGCCCGCGCGCGGCGACTCGCGGTCGTAGGCGTCTTCGCGGTGCAGGAGGATGACCATGTTGGCGTCCTGTTCGATCGCCCCGGATTCGCGGAGGTCGGACAGGAGCGGCTTCTTGTCGGTGCGCTGTTCGGCCCCGCGGTTGAGCTGCGACATGGCGATCACAGGGACCTGGAGTTCCGCGGCGAGCTTCTTCAGGCTTCGGCTGATCTTTGCGACTTCTTGCTGCCGGTTCTCAGCGCGCCCGGACAGTTCGCCTTCCATGAGCTGCAGGTAGTCGACGACGACGAGTCGCAGGTCTCGCTTCCGCTTGATGCGGCGGCAGTGTGAGCGGATCTTCGTGAGCGTCAGTCCGGGGTCGTCGACGATGTCGAGCGGCGCCGCGTTGATCATTGGCCAGACCTTGGCGAGGCGCGCCCAGTCGTCGTCGGTCATGCCGTTCTGGCTCTGCATGTGGTGCAGGGCGACCTTCGCCTGGGCTGACGCGATCTTCATCTTCAGTTCGGTGCGGGACATCTCCAGGCTGAAGAACACGGCCGGCAGGTCGTCGACGATGGTCGCCTGGCGGACGATGTCCGTGCCGAGGGTGGACTTGCCGATGGCGGGCCGCGCCGCGATGACGATCAGCTGGCCGGGCTGGAGGCCGTTGGTCAGCGAGTCGAAGTCGGTGAACCCGGTCTTCACGCCTCGGGCCGGCCCATGCTTCTGCAGGCTTTCGAGCTGCTCGAGGAAGTCCTCGCCGTCGGCGCCGATGAGGGTGTCTTCGTCGCCTCGACTGGTGTCGTCCACGATGCCGTCGATCTCGGCGCGCAGGTCGTCGAGGAGTTCGTCGGTGCCGCCGGTGCCGGCGGCAATCTCGTGCAGGGCTCGATGGCAGGCCGCCTCCAGGGTTCGCAGCACCGCCTTCTGGCGGACGATCTCGGCGTAATACTCGCCGTTCGCTGCGGTCGGTACCTGCTGGACGAGGTGGTGCAGGTACGAGGCGCCGCCGATGCGGCTGATGTCGCCGCTCTTGGTCAGGTCGTCATTGAGGACGATCGGGTCGACGGGTGCGCCGTCGGTGTACCGGGCGCGGATCGCCAGGAAGATCGTCTGATGGGCGGGCCGGTAGAAGTCCGCCGGGTTCTTGATGATTTCGGTGACGTCGGCGATCGCATCTCGGGACAGCAGCATCGCGCCGAGGACGCTCATTTCTGCGGCGATGTCCTGCGGGGGCCGCGATTCACGCTGCGGCTCGCCGTCGAAGTCGTCGTCGCTCACTTGCTGCCGCCCTTCCGGCGGTCGATGCCGGTGAAGTGGGCGACGGTCGCTCCGTCGCCGAGCCGGGATGAGGCCCGGTCGCCGAGGACGTCGCGGATCTCTGGGCCGATCAGGTTCGTCGCGATGAGCGTCGGGCGGCGCTTCTGCCAGCGGTTGTCGATCAGTTCGCTGATGGCGTCCGCGGTCCAGTCGTTGACGGCGCGCGCACCGAGGTCGTCGACGGCGTAGAGGTCTGCCTCGCGCCAGGCGGCGAGGCGCTCGTGGTCGATGGGCCGGTCGGTGGCGAGCTTGACGTCGTAGGTGGTGGCGATGCGGAACTGGCCTGTCCAGCCAGAGCGGATGAGGGTCTCGTTGAGCTTCCACAGGTGCCACGTCTTGGTGGTGCCGATCTCGCCGGTGAGGATCAGTGATCCGTGGTGGCCGGCGAGGAAGCCGTTCATCCAGTCGCGGACGTCGGCTCGCAGTTCGCCGGGGTCGGCGAAAGCAGCGGGGCGCCGCCCGAGGAAGGCTTCCAGCCGGCTGCCGACAGCTTCGGCTTGGGCTTCGGCCCGCCAGGCGGCGTGGTCGCGGGGGTCGTAGTTGGTGGCGTTCATGATGCGAACAGGTCCTCCACTGATGAGTTCGTGTAGTCGTCTGCGGTGTGCGATCCGGCGCGCGCTCCGGTGCCCTGGCGGCGGGAGCCGCTGGCGGCTGCGGGGTTTCGCTGCTGGCGCTCGCGGGCCTTCTTGGCGGAGTCGGCGACCCACTTCTGCCAGGCGTCGTGCCAGTTGCGCTTACGGCGGCCTTCGGCTCGCCAGTAGCGAATGAACTGTTCGGTCTCGAAGTCGGCGTCGAGGTACGGGTAGAGGGCGACGACCCAGCGGCGCATCGTGTCGTTGAGGTGGAAGTCGTCGGGGATTTCGTGGAGGCCGTCAGGCTCTGCGGCGCGCACTACACGACCCGCACTCTCTCCACCTACAGCAACCACAGATATGGGGTACGGGTCGGGTCGGGTCGGGGCGTCGTTAGTAACGCCGTGACGCAACTCGATGACCTGGGGTTCTTCGTCTGAAACGGCACTCTTTGAAGTCGCGTTCGTGTCGCTGTCGTGCTGCTGTCGTGTCGCCGTCGTGTCGTCGAGCTGCATTTCGCCGCCATGCGTAACGCCGTTACTGCTGCCGTTACTTGACCCGTCGGGCGGCGGTGTCGGCTTGCCGTTCTTGCGGCGCCGGAAGCGCTCTTGCCGCTCGGCGTTCCTCTTGCGCTCCAGGAGCACCTGTTCGCGGCTCGGGTTGTAGTCGAGGTAGTCGTGGATCAGCCACCCGTCGTCGGTGCGGTCCCAGACGCCGGCCTCTTCCAACTGCTTGGCGGTCGCCTTGATGCCGCGGATGTTGGCGACGAGCGGGAGCTCGCGGTCGCTGATGTGCCCGTCCGTGAGGTTTTCGGCGCACCAGCAGATCGCTGAGACGTGCAGCCGGAAGGCCCGATCGGACAACAGCGCAACCTTCCGGTGGGAAGGGAAGCGGTCGTCGAGCTTGACCCAGGGCATTGGAGCTTCTTTCGAGAGGTGTGGTCAGGGACTTCTGGGTGCGCGGAACCAGGGCCTCTAGGGGGGCGCCAGTGAACGGTCGGCGCCCAACCCGTAGCCAACACTACTGTGGCCACAGTAGTGTTGGCTATAGTTGTCCAACTGGATGTGGCCTAGGCCGTGTGGGACCATGCGGCCATGAGCGAGGAGGAGACCGTGACCCGCCTTAAGGAGGCGGCCGAGGCGAAGCGTGCCGCCGAGAAGGCTGCGACCAAGGAGTTCGAGGACGCCGTAGCTGCTGCGCTGCTCGAGGGCCTGAAGCCCAAGACAGTCGCCACCGCGACCGGCTACAGCTACGAGACGATTCGGCGCATCGCCCGCAAGCGAAACATCGAGCCCCTGCGTGAGCCGACGGTCACCAGCAGGAAGAAAGCCCAGTCGGTCGAAGGCTCCGAGTCCTGATTGCACGTCTCCTCCTCTCGTTGAGGCCCTGCTTCTGCAGGGCCTCTGCTGTTTCCTGCTAGCTGGCGTGGCGGTAGCTGACGGGCCGGTGTTCGTCGCATCGCCAGCCAGCCGCATACAGGCGTCCTGGCTGGCCGCATTTGATGCGACCGGCGTCGCAGATGCCGGGGATTGGGCGCGGGATCGTCGGCGCGACCAGTCGTGACGCCCCAGTGGCGCCGCGCGGCACGACGGGCAGATCGAGGGCCTTAGCGCGCATCGCTTCCAGTTCCGCTTCCTTGGCCTGGGAGTGCCCGTTGCGAATGCCGCTTCGGGTCCGCGCCCCGCCGGCCGGTGAAACGCTGGTCTGCGGCGGCACTGCCGGGCTGGCTATGTACGCGAGGTACTGGCCGTAGGACGCCATGTCGGTCCAGAAGAACCTGGGCGCCCGGATCACATGGGCGTCGACGACGGGCATGTAGGCGCCAATAGGCGCGCCGCGAAGGACGTCGTCCAGCTGGCCGGCCGTGACCTGTCCGCGAGCGTGGGGCTTGCCGCAGCCACTGAACTTGCCGTTCGGGCACTCGTGGCCGTGGCGCACGGTGCAGGTGTAGATCTCTATGCGGTAAATACCGCCGCGGAACTCGTGCCGGTAGTTGGGGTTCGTGATCACCCGCGGCGGCAGGTCGCCGTCGGTACGCAGGATCGGCACCTGACCCCGCACCTTGTCGCTCGTGGAGTGCCACATGGCGGTGCGCCCCGCAATCGCGGCCAGGCGCGTCCTCTCGGGGGCGCTGTACCGGCCGGTGGCGCTGAACGGGGAGTGCTGGTGCTCGTAGGCGATCGTCAGCGTGCCGGTCAGAAGCACGTCGGCGCGGGTCTTCATGTCCGAGGCCCACGCTTCCTTGCGCGGGTTGTAGCCCTCGAGCTCTCCGATGATGAACACCCGTTCGTTCCAGGCCAGGTGCTCAGGAGTCTCGACGGGCTCGTAGTCGTGGTCCGGCCGCGCTTCGCCAGGCTGGTGACTCGCGACGCGCGTGCCCCTACTCGTGCTGTACGTCTTCAGCCACTGCACCTCGCGGTACAGCTCCCAGCACTTGACGCACTGGACCAGCCGGGCCTTCGCCGAGTTCATGTTCCGGCCGCGCAACTCGTTCCACTCGCCGTCGGTGAGCCCCGCCGCGTCGACAACGCCCTGGTCGTTACGGCGGACATAGGCGCAGACATTGCCGTCCGTGATGACGATCTGGTTGTTCAGCACGACCGTCCCCTCTCGTCGTCTTCCAAGCCCCGCCAGCCGGCGGGGCTTCGTCGTGGGCGGGTTATCGCCGGCCGGCTTGCCAGCAGCTGGGGCAGATGTCGCGTCCGTCGCGGGTGCGGTGCCAGCCCTGCTGCCGCAGGACCCGGCGGGCCGCGGTCGCCGATTTCGGGAAGCCGGCGCCGCTGTCCTCGGACATGTACGGGCCGATGTCGGTGTCAGGCACGTCGCAGACGAGGGAGACGTAGAAGCTCACGCGGCCACCGCCATCTCGCCTTTGCTGCGGAGGCGGACGACGGTCCGCTTGTGGCAGCCGAGTTCGTCGGCGATCTGCTGCGCGGTGCGGCCGGCCTTGGTGAGTTCGGCGACGCGGGCGGGGTCGGCGTACACCTTGCGACGGGCGCCCGGCTTGACCTCGGCGGCACGCTCGGTCTCCGGCTTGCAGGCCGGGTTGTCGATGTCGTCCCAGGCCAGGGGCCCGTTCCAGCCTTGTGTGCGGGCGCGGTGGATGGTGTGCGGGTTGTCGCTGCGGAAGGTCGACAGCCGCCGGTACACGGTGGCGATGGACTGCGCGGTCGGGGCGTCGATCTTCGTGTAGGTGCCGGTGATGATGCGGCCGAGCCGCCACCGGCTGATGCCGGTTTCGACGCCGACGCTGTCGAGGGTGTGGCCGAGGCAGGCGAGCGCGCGCAGGCGCCGAACTGTTCCGGTGGCGTCGACGATGTTCGGGTCGGCGGGGGGCGGCCCGATGGGGATGTTGAGGATGGCGCGGGCGCGTTCGCGGCTGATGGTGGGCTGCCCGTAGAGGACGTAGCGGACGGCGGACATGGAGACGCCGCTGGCGTCGGCGATCTGGCGGACGAGCCAGCCGTTGGCGATGAGGCGTTGGGCGTGTTCGAGGACGGGGGTGGCGTCGCGGAGTCGGCGGATGCCGCGGCTGTGGTCGAGTCGGAGGGCGCCCATGTACCGGTAGTTGGCGAGGGCGCATTCGGGGCTGCTGCAGCCTTGGAGGTGGCAGTTGCGGCTGGGCTCGTGGTCGGCGGTGGTCACTTCTCCCCCGTTCGGTGCTGGGTGGGCTTGTCGCTGAAGTCGGCGTGGATGGCGGTGATTTGCCGGTCTGCCCGGCGGAGTGCCCGCCAGATCACGGAGGCGGCGACGGCGAGCACCACGGCTGCCGCGAGGTTGGTCCAGTTGCGGGCGATCCACGCCCCGACTGGCTGGAGGTTGTTGCCGGCGGTGAGCCAGGCGGCGTACAGGTCGGCGCTCACGTGCGCCTCCTCGCGGGCCGGACGATGAGCGCGAAGGCGACAGCGGCCAGGCCGAGGGTGGCGGCGAGGACGAACAGGAACAGGGCGGCGGGGACGTTGTTCATCACGCCGCCCTCCGCTGCTCGATGCGGGCGGCCTGCCGGTCCTCGATGAACTTCCGGCCGGCGCGGGTCAACGCGTAGGTGTTGACCTTCTTGCCGCGGGCCTTCTCGTTGATCGAGACCTCTTCGCCGACCTTCCGCAGCAGTTGCGGCTCGTCGGGGTGGAGGGCGTCGTGGCCGACGAGGGCGTGGAAGTACAGCCCGGCTTTCCGGCAGACGTCGCCGGGGACGATCTGCCGGATCTGGTTCATGCCGAAGGGCTGGCCGTGGGCGGCGAGGTGGAGGACGACCTGGTCGAGGACGGCGGTGTCCCAGCGGGTGACGGTGGAGTACAGGTTGCGGAGGTGGGCGGCTGCCCAGCTGGCGGCCTGCTCGGGTGTGGCGGTCATGAGGTGGCTCCGATCCGGTCGAGCAGCGGCCCCGAGTCGAGGCGGCCGTCTTCGTCTTCGAGGGCGGAGAGGCTGTGGCAGCGGGCGCACAGCTGGATCTCCTTGAACTCCATCCAGCCGTCCGGCACCCAGGAGAAGGACCACAGGGGGCGGGTCTGCAGGCAGCGTCCGCAGCGGTCCTCGGGTGGGGTGATGGACGGCTTCGGACCGCGCTCGTGCAGTGCTGCGACGGCGGCTGCGGTATCGGGGAGGACGCCGACGAGGTGCGCGGCGTGCCCGATGCACGAGTTGCACCACGACAGGCCGGCCGGGGGTTCGGCGGGGATCGGGTCGAGGATGACGGCCGGGGACTGGGTGACACCCCAGCCGGGGGTGCCGCACAGGCCCTGCTTGCCTGCGAACTTGCCGTCCTCACGCATGACGTGGAGGCGGCGGACCTGCTTGGCACGGCGGCCCGTGGCGGCGCTGCACCCGCGGTAGAAGGCCCTCATGACGCGGCCTCCTCGGGTGTGCCGTGCTGCTCGAGCTCGGCGTCGGTCATGAGGCCGTGCGGCGGGAGGCCGGTGCGGAGGACTTCACGGACGTCGGAGGCTGCCTCGCGGTAAGTGGCGGCGCGTTCGACCCGCGCCGACTCGGCGGGTGTGACCTCGTCGACGAACAGGCCCTCGCTCGGGTCGGGCTTCGGACCGGCCATCTGCTCCCAGCGCTCGGCGAGATCGGCGAGCAGGGTGCGCACCTTGCGCGCTTCGGTGAGCGGCACGAGCGGCCACTCGCCATCGACCACGGCGTATGGGTCCGACTTCCGCAGGTGCTTCTGGAGTTCGCCAGCCTGTACCCGTGCCCACCAGACCTGCCAGATGTGCAGCTGCTCCGCGGGCACCTGCAGTTGCGGGAACTTCTCGCCGATCGCGGCGGCCACTTCGACGGCGGCGAGCGCGTCGGCGTCCGCGCGATGTGCGGCGGCCAGGGTGACGCCGTAGTGGACGGCGAGGGCCTCGAGCTTGCGGGAGCCCCGCCGGAACTTGTCGGCCTGCTTGTCGAGGATGAACGGGTCGATGATCGGCCCGGGTGCGGTCTCACCGCCGAGGCGCTCCTGCAGGGTGCGCAGCCCGTAGCGGCGCAGCTCGCGGTCGAGGACGGTGAAGTCGTAGCGCCCGTTCATGGCGACGACGGGGATACCGGTGGACAGGGTCGCGGCGAGAACGTCGGCGATCTCGTCGGCAACCTGGGCGGCGGGACGGCCGTTGGCGCGGGCCTGCTCGGTGGTGACGCCGTGGACCTTGGTGGCCTCGTCGGGGATCGGGACGCCGGGGTTGGCGAGCCAGAGGCGGGACCGGTCCTGCAGTGTGTCGAGGCTGTCGCCGGGCTTCCAGTCGATGGCCGCGGCGGTGACGATGTGAGCGGTCTCGACGTTGATGCCGGTGGTCTCCAGGTCGAAGCCGAGGAGGGGTTCGGTGTGCCAGGTCACGACGCCTCACCGGCCTCGATCTGCAGGAGGTTGAGGTGCGCCAGGGCGCCGTTGCGCCAGGCCTGGGCGATGACTTCTTTGCCGCCCGTCGTGGGCCGCACGGAGTGGGTGAGCGCCCGGGTGGCCTTCACCTCGACGCCGGGGACGTCGTGGAGTTCGCCGGTCTCCGTGTCGACGATGCGGGCGACGCCGGCCGCCGTCATCTGGGCGAGGATGTTGGTGCGGTAGGCGGGTCGGACTTCGGTGACGAGGCGGGTGCTGATCTCGCTGGGGGCGATGCTGCGGACGAAGGCGAGGAAGGCGTCGTCGTCGATGACGACCGCGGCGGGCTTGGCGTCGGAGCGGCTGATGGTGGCGACCGTGGTGCCGTCCGGCAGGGAGGCGGTGACCTTCGAGATTCCGTTGCCGACGAGTTGTTCCTGCATGGCGTTCTTCACCTCCTTGAGGCGGTCGTTGACGGTGTCGGAGAGGGCTTTGAGGGCGGCCTCTTCGAGGGCGAGCTGTGCGAGATCCATTGAGACTCCGTGGTTTCCTGTGGGGTGGGCCGCCCCGATAGCCGCGGGGCGGCCCGTTGTGCGCGGGTTATGCGGCGGGGCGGATCTGTGCGGCGAGCGCGCGGAGCGCGTTGGCGGAGGCGTCTTCGACGGAGCACCCGAGGGCGCTGTATGCGCCGTTCTCGAAGTCGGTGAGGTTCGCGGCCTTCGCTGCGGCCCGGAGTTCGGCGACGGCGGCGGCATGGTCGGCGTCCTCGTCGGGGACGACCTCGACGTCGACGACGCCCTCGTCGCGCCCCTGGGGGCTGGGGGCCGGCGAGTCGGCAATGACCTTCGCCCTACGGGTCAGGTACTCGCCGAGTTCGCCGATCTCGCCGGTGTCCGCGGCCCGCGCAGGGGCCGCCATCAGACGGCCGGTCTTGGCCAGCCCCCAGAGCTCGGCGATGCGCTCCTTCGTGGTCGCCTTCTCCGCCTGGTCTGCGATCTCCTGCGCCGGTCGGTGCGGCTCGACTGGCGGGGCCTCCGCTGTCTGCGGCTGCGGTGTGGCCGTGGCCCACGGGTCGGCCTCGCCCGCCTGCACTGCTCGCAGGTGCCGCTCGTCGCCCGGGTTGTCGGCCTGCGCCATCTCCTCGGCCGTGTACACCCCGGCCAGGTCGTGCGGGAACGCCTTCCGGAGCGCGAGCGCTTCAGCGCACTTGGCGATCTGGTTGGCGCCCATGTTCTTCCACATGCGGGTCGGGTTGCCGTTGTAGTCGGTCTGGACGTACTCGCGGTACAGCGCCACGGCGGAGAACCGCTGCCCATTCCGCAGGACCGTCACCTTCGCGGCGGCAGGCGCCTCGTCCGGCAGCCACACGTCCCGCCAATTCCCTGACGTGTCACACCACTGGGTGTCCTCGTATCCGAAGGTCTGGCCCGTCTCGGCGATCACTCGGTGCGCGACCACGCGGTAGCCGTCGATGCCGGTCTGAGGCGTGAACACCTTTCGGCCGGCCTTCTTGTCCTTCCGGCCGATCAGGTAGATCTGGCGGGAGAACGGGTCCAGCCGGGTGCGCTGGCACAGGTGAAGGAAGCCGGACAGTTCCGCCTTGGTCACGTCGCCGTCGATGCCGGACTGCTGCAGGACAGCGGCCTGTTCCGGCGTCCAGTCGGTCTGGTCGGGCCGGATGGCGAGCGCCCCGCCGCTCTTGACGAGTTCACTGCTCATTTCTGGTGCTCCTGTTCGCTGCTGATGTGCGTGTTCTGCGTGAATTGGGTGCGCTGAAGGTGGGCCGCCGCCTGTTGGCGGGGGGTGCCGCGAGGCGGCGGCCCTGGTGCGGCGCGGAGTTGGGGGGACTCGGACGCGCCGCGGTCTGGGGTGTTGGTCAGGCGGTGACGTCGGCCGGCTCGGCGGGCTGCGGGGCGATGGCCTTCCACTCCTCGGCCTCGGCGTCGTAGGCGACGTACCGGTTGCCGTCGACGCGGAAGTTGATCCCGGCCTGCTTGGCGTCGTTCAATGCGCGGGCCAGACGGATGGCCCACTTGCGGGGCTCCTCCGCCATCTGCTTGGCGACCCGCTTCTCGTGGTCGTCCTGCCACTTCTTCGGGTTGAAGCCGGACTGTTCGGCCATGTCGTAGGCCCACTCGCCGAGTTCGCCGGAGTCGAGCTGTTCGGCGGTGTCGTCGACGACGGCCTGCGCGGCCCGCGGGTCGACCTGGTGGAGGGCGTCGAGGTAGCGGTAAGCCATCCAGTCGGAGACGCCGGAGCGGATGTGCGCGAACCATGCGTCCTGGTCGTCGTCGAAGGACGTGTTGTAGACGTTCGACGTGGAGTCGAGGACTCCCTTGAGGAGGTTCGCGGCGGTTTCGCTGATGTCGTGGCTGGCGTCGAAGCGGGGCGGTGTGGGCTTCGGCAGGCTGGCCATGTCGATGTCCGTCGCGCCCGCGGAGAGCGTCCACAGCCACAGGCTCTGCGCGTCGCCGAAGGTCTGGTTCTTCGACGGGCCGATGCCGCCGCCGCTGGAGGGCATCTGTGCGCCGATGAAGTCTTCGCCGAAGAACAGGACGGCCTTGCGGTCGGCGGTCACTCGGGTGCGGAGGCTCTGCCCGGCCGATGCCCACCGCGGCAGGAAGTCGGAGTTGAGGGCGGGGAACGGTTCGCCGTCGATGGTCTGGGCGGCGATTCGGCGGAACAGGCCCCGCCAGTCCGGGTACTCCAGGGCTGTGTTGACGGTGATGTTCAGGTCGGTGCGGGGGCCTTCGAAGACGAGGCGGTCCTTGGCGAGGCTGACGTTGATCCAGTCGGCGCCCTTCATGGCGCGCGCCCACTCGCGGACGGTGGTGGCGTGCTCGCCGGGCAGGAGCGCCTGCCAGGGTTCCTGGTCGCAGTCGCCGTGGTTGAGGCTGTAGCGGGCTGCAGCGATCGTGTAGGCGTCGGTGGCGACCGCGTACAGGTAGCGGGCATCGGCGTCGAGGCGAATGCCGTGCAGGTTCTCGTGGTGGTCGCCGCCCATGTGGACGGTCGTCTTGTCGAGCATGAGCCCGAGCTGGTGGGCGTTGATCGTGACGGACACGGATACTCCTGGTGGGATGCTGGTGGTTGATCCCCGTCCGCTAGACCCGGGCGGGGGTTGGTCGCCGGGCGGTCGGGACTCGCGGTCTCCGACCGCCCGGGGTCACACAGCCGGCTTCGGTAGTTCGATGACGGGCAGCTGCTGCGTCTCGTCGTTGGCGGTGGAGCGGTGCGGCACCGGCGAGACGTAGGGCAGGACGACTTCGGGCGAGTAGGGGCGGACCATCTGGCACGCCACTTCGCGGATCCGCGGTCGGGCGTTGACGACGGCGCGGCGGAGGCGTTCCTGTTCGGCCTTGGCGCGGATCACCGTGTGCCGCAGTTCCTTGTTCGCCTTCTTCAGCCGCCCGTTTTCCTCGTCGGCCTGGGCGCGCCACATGGCGTCCTGGGAGGCGCGGATGACGGTGCGGGTGAGGTCGCAGGCAAGCTGGTCGTTGGCCTTGGCCAGTGCCGCCTTGTCGGCTTCCAACTGCCGGATGCGGGCTTCGAGTTCGAGGTAGGCGGCGCTGTGCTTGGCGCGCGCGGTGACGGTAAGGCTCACGCCGACACCCCCGACCGCAGGCTGGCCGCGGTGTCGCGGAGGAGCTTCGCGGCCTCCCGTTTGCCGTGGCCGCGGGCGTCGTTCCAGGTGACGATGGCCGCGTCGGGAATCCGGGCGAGGACGGCTTCCTCGGCCCGCCACACGAGGAGTGACTTGCCGGTGTAGACGGGCACTCCATGGGCGGCGATGTTGAGGGCGCCGATCAGGTCGACCCGGCAGCCGGACGGTTTCGTGCCGTTCGCGGCCTGCTTGTGGTCGTACAGGTCCCGCTTGCAGTGCCCGTTGCGGTCGATGACGGCGGCGGCTCCGTCGAGGAGGTCGGCGACCTCGGCAGTCTCAGGCTCGGTGAGGGTGGTCACGACGCCTCCCCGCTCTGGCAGGTGTCGTGCGTCTCGGGCTCGGTCTCCCACTCGGCGGCGGTGGCGTGCAGTTCCCGGACGATGTCCAGTTCGGTCTTGACCTGGCCGTCGGCGTTCTTGTTGAACGGGTTGAGGGTCTGGCCGAAGGTGCGCTGGCGGCGCAGCTTCTTGCCGCAGCCGGGGCAGGGCAGGTTCTTGCTGGCCTGGTACTTGATCTCTCGGAAGCGGTAGACGGGCATTACAGGTTCTCCAAGTCGTGGTCGCGGATCATGCGCCAGGCGGTGCGCCGGGCCGAGTTGCGCTCCGCTGCGATGCGGGCGTCGAGCCGGGCGCGCCGGTCAGGTGCGGGCTGTTCGGCCGGCTTGGACAGGTGGCGGATTTCGCGGGCGACGATCAGCAGCCAGACGCAGCCGGCGAGCGCGATAGCCGACCAGATGGCGGCGCTCATGGCCTCTCCTTCGCCTGCTGGTTGGCGCGGGCCCGTGCGGCGCGTGCACGTAGGGCTTGGACTTCGATGAGGGCGAGCAGGAGGAGCGCGACGGCCACCACGGACAGCAGGTTCGTGATCACGAGGCGGCCTCCGCGGCGTCGAGGGTCTGCTGGCTCGTCTTGGCCTTCACATGGGGGCAGCGGGCGGCGAGGTCGACCTCGGCGCGGTAGCGGGGCCAGCTCATGAGCTCCAGGCGGTAGCCCTGGCGCTGGTACTTGTCCCGCTCCCGCTTGGTCGGGTACTGCTCGCGCCATGCCTGGTCCTCGGTGGCGAACGCCTCGTCGCCGAACGCGGCGGTGAGGGCTCCGCACGGGCAGCCGCACGGTGCGAACGTGATCCACGTGCAGTTGGTCAGGGCGTGCAGTCCGCCGTCGACCTCGACCTTCAGCTCAGGCATTGCGGGCCTCCGCCTTGCTGATGCGGGTGCAGTAGTCCTCGAACGACTCGGTGAACCCGCCGTCCAGGGACGCCTTGAAGTCGGGGTCGACAGTGCGTGGCTTGAAGCCGAGCCAGTCGAGGAGGCCCGGGACGGTGACCACGGCGCCCGCCTCGGTAGCGGCTTCGAGGAGCGTGTCGAGGGAATCGGAGGCGGCCATCACGCCACCACCTGGGGGTCCATGCGGGCGGCGTCGAGGCGCAGCTTGTACTCGCGGGCCTCGCCGGGCGTCCACGTGGACTCGTCGGGGCCGAACTCGCGGTGAGCCTCGGTCCAGACGCGGGCGAGCGCTGCCGCGACGATGTCGGCGAGCTGGGTCGGTGAGGCCATCACGCCGCCGCCTTGTCGGACGCCTTCAGGGCGTCGGCAGCTTTGAGGGCGGCTGCGGTCTCGAATGCGTGGGCGAGCGCCCGGCACGTTGCGGGCGATGCATCCGTCAGGTCGAGGTGCACACCGACTTCGAGACGCAGCGTCAGCCCGTAGTCGAGGTCGAGACGGATCTGCTCCGGCCGCGAGTCGACCTTGATGGCCAGCAGAGAGATGGCAGTCATCACGCCACCGCCTCAGCGACGAGGGCCAGGTTGGGGGCATAGCCGACGAGTTCGACGTGGGCGTCCGCGACAGTCGCAGAGCCCGTGAGGACGAGCGTCATGCCGCCGGACTGCGTGTTACGGCGGACCGCCTCCGGGTCGATGCCGAGGGCCTCACGCCACGCCTCGAACCCGCCGAGGTCGCCGTGCACGGCCAGGGCCAGGGAGTGCGGGTGGTGCGGCGACACCCCCACGTGCGGGGCGGGCAGGTGCGGGTGGTCGACGGCCAGGAGACGCAGCAGCGCCATCGGGCGGGACAGGTCAGCGAACGTCGTCACAGCGTCTCCTCGGGCGTGCGATGGTTGGCGGCTTGGAGGGCGGCGATGTGCTCGGCCCAGCCGGGAATGTCTGCGTCACACGTGCACGCCTCGGGGTGGCAGGCGGCCAGGTCACGGAATGCGGCGGCCGTCCAGTCGTGCCGGGCCTTCAGCGGGGCGTCCGCCGGGACCGGGTGGGCTTGCAGCCAGGACAGGTGCATGCGCGCCTCGACCACGGGCAGCGGCACGTCCACGTCGGTCATCGGGCGCGGGGCGGGAGACGTCGTCATGAGGTCGCCTCCTCTGCCGACATTCCGCAGTACAAGCAGTGGGCGTTCACCAGCCGGTGACCCCTGACGTTCGTGAAGCAGATGCCGAAGTGCTGCGGCTCGGAGGCCGCCTCCAGCTCGGCGATCCGCTCCCGGGCCTTAGCCAACGCGGCAAGTACCGGCTCGTGGTTGGCAATTTGTGCGCGTGCGTTCTCCAGCGCGATCCGTCCGCCACGGACCTCGGCCACGAGCTGGGGAACGTCGAAGTCCGTCAGGCGGTCGAGGTCGTCCTGGTCGGTCTCGTCCGGCATGGCGTACTGGCGGGCGATACGCAGCGCGCGGGCCATGATCGCGTCCAGGTCGAGCCCCGGCCGGTCGTCGCCCAACTGTTCGCTGCTGGGCGTCTGGTTCACTTGAGGCACGTGAAGCCCCTTTCGTTTCGTGGTTGCGGGGTGGATCGGTGCGGCTTTCGGGCCGCGGGCCCCTGCTGCCGGAGTGCGATCCGGTGGTGGGGGCTTTTGCCGTCTCAGGCGGCGGTGGCGAGTTGTGGTGTCGCGTACTCGGGGATGCCGAGGTATTCGGCTACCGCCTGGGCGGGGAAGCGGAGCTTGCGCGTGCTGCTGCCGGGGGTGGCGATGTCGATCACGCAGGCCTCGACGAACTGGGGGTCGTCGGCGAGGCGCATGTCGAGCCACGTGCGGCTGACCTTGAGCCACTTCATGAGCTCTTGCCTGGTGAGGAGCAGGGGGGTCTCGGTGTGCAGCTGCATGGGGGTGAGGGGCTGCTTCACGAGTCCTCCTTTCATCTGTTGCGGAAGCTTCTTCCGGCGAATGTGGAAACTGCTGGCACGAAAAAGGTCACGTGGGGGCGTTGGTGCTGAACAGTTCCGTGACGGGCTTGTCGAGGGCCTTCGCCAGCAGGTCGCAGGAGCGGTCTTCGAACTTGCTTCGCCCGCTGTGACCGGTAGAGACCATGTGACCGATGGTGGAGCGGCTGATGCCGTAGCCGTCGATCCGTCTGGTCCTCTCGGCGAGGTCCTCGATGGACAGGTCGGCCGCCGCCATGGCTTCACGGATCGGCTGACCGTTGTCCAGTCTGTGCATGGGGTGCCCTTTCGTGGCCGAGAGTGATGCCGCCGTGGCTGAATGTGGAAACCCGCCGGGCGACCTCGCTTCCACATTCAATGCTGTATGTGGAAGCATGTCAAGGCATCTGGCGTGCCAGGATGCATTGGCCAGGGCTTCTGCATATGCCAGAGATTCCGCATGTGGAAATCAAAGCAGGTCACATACCCCGGGGCGACTTGTGGATCATGTAGAGAATGAAGGATGCTTCTACATGTGGATGACCTTGCGGCCCTGATCGACAGAGTGATGCGGGAAAAGGACTGGACCCTGTCCACCCTCGCCCGCCGCTCCGGCCTGTCCGTGTCCACCCTCCACTCATGGAAAAGCGGCGACCGCGCCACCGGCAACCGGGGCCCCAACCCCGACAAGCTCCGCCAGCTCGCCGACGGCGCCGGCCTCACCGTCGCCGAAGTCTTCGAAGCCGCCGGCCGCCACGTGCCCGCCGCCATCGACGACGAGGAAGAGCGCCGCTTCCTCCACCTCTTCCGCACCCTCGACGGTGCGGACCGCCGGGTCGTCGAGGCGACCATGCAGGCGATGAGTGAGCGTCAGAAGTCCCGATCGTGACGAAAAACATGTGATCGACGTACAACCATTTCGGTTGTACACATTTCTCTCACTGATCTCGTATGTGCGCTTCACGAACGGTAGTTGTCGGCTGTACGGTCGAAGTTCCGCCGTACCTCCACCTGCGGCCGGGCCAGTTGAGCCAAGCCTCGGCCATGGGGGGTCGTATGTGTGTAACCGTGATCGTGGAGAGCATCAACCCGATCGCGCCACGGTGGGACAGGGACAGAGTCGCCATCGTCATCGGTGAAGGCCTGGACTATTTCCAGGCGTTGAAGCAAGTCAGAGTCCTCCTCATATACCTGGGCGCCCCACAGTTGGGTCTTGGTGCGACATGCTGGTGCGGGGACTACGTCGCCGTGCCGAAGAAGGCACACGTCCCCGTCCAGCGCACTGCGCACCGGCGCGAGGAGGCCCGTCATGCCCCGTAAGGCCCGCAACAATCCGAGACAGCTCCGCATCAAGTCGTGCGGCTGCAAGGCGTGCACAGCGCAGTTCCGGCCCGGCGAGGACTGGACCCGCAAGACGTGCACCGGCCCGTGGCAGGCCCGGTATCGCGACCCGGCCGGCAAGCAGCGAGCCAAAACCTTCTCGGGCGAGAACGCCAACAAGAAGGCCAACGCGTTCCTCGACAACGTGCGCGACAAGGTGCGCTCCGGATCCTTCGTGGACCTCGACCGCGGGGCGATCACCATCGACGACTGGCACGCGAAGTGGCGCCCGACCCGGCGCATCGCCGACAACACCGACGAGACCGCGGACAGTGTGTGGCTCAACCATGTGCAGCCGCACTTCGGTTCGTGGCCGCTGGTGTCGATCAGTCACCTTGATGTCGAGGCGTGGATTGCGAAGCTGGTCACGAAGGTCGGCAAGGCCACCATCGACAAGGCGTACCAGATGCTCGACGGGATGATGACGGCGGCCGTCCGTGACCGGCGCATCGCGCAGAACCCGTGTGACGGGGTGAAGCTGCCGAAGGCTCAGCCGAAGCACCCGGACGATCTGATGCCGCCCACCTACGACCAGCTGGCCGAGATCCGCGGCGAGTTCCCCGAGCACTTCCACGCGTTCCTGATCGTGGCGGAGGAGACGGGGCTGCGCTGGGGCGAGATGGTCGGGCTGCGCCGCTGCTGGGTGGACTTCGACGACGCCAGCATCCAGGTCCGCGAGACGGTCATCCAGGTGCGCGGCAGGATGCGGCGCAAGGCGTACCCGAAGTCGGCGGCCGGCTGCCGCACCGTGCCGCTGACGGATCGTGCCGCGCATGCCTTGAAGGCGCACCTTCAGGCGCATCCGGCGAAGGCGACGCGGACAGCTCCGGGCAGCGGCATGCATGCGGAGGAGCTGGTGTTCCGCTCCCCGTGGGCGGGCCGGAAGGTGAAGGGCCGTGCCGTGTTCGACGGGGTGATGGACCGGTCCGGGTTCTGGCGGAAGTGGAACCGGGCGACGGACAGTACGGGGATTTCGCGGAAGGTGGAGAATCCGGCGACGGGCCGCATCGAGCGGTGGCCGCACTTCCACGATGTGCGGCACGCGTTCGCCTCGAGGCTGCATGAGCTGGGGATTCCGGAGGCGGATGCGCAGCGGATCCTCGGGCATGAGCGGGGCGCGAAGATCACGTGGCTGTACACGCACGCCAGCAAGGACTCGGTGTCGAGCGTGCGGAACGCGCTGAATGGCGGCGGGCTGCGCCGTGTCGTGTAGTGGACCGCGGAAAGTCCACAACCCGTCCACGCGACCACGTGCACGCACATTCACCTACATGCGAAAGTGGCGGGTTGTGGATGCGGTCTGACCTGGCCTTTCCCGCCCTGCGAGCCTTCCACCAGTGTGGATACCGCATCCACATCGGCTAACCCTTTTCCCGGTTCAGATAGTTGTTCATTCTGTCGGAGATGATCAGTATGGATGGCTGCCGTGCAGGTCAGCGTCCACATGGAGATGCGGGAAGACTTCGGGCGGATCAATGCGGAAGGCCAGGAATCCACATCCCGTCCACAACGCCGCGTCCGTCGGTGATTCGCCCGAAGGGATGAGGGTGCCGCAGGTCCCATTCCCATGCAGCGGCCAATGATCTAGCGTGACGATCACCTGGGGAGGGGTTTGCTTCGGCGGCCCCCTCGATGCACCCCCACGCGAGTACCGGTGGGGAAGAGGTAGGCAGGGCTTCGGTCCTGCCGGTGGAGCCTTGCCTCCACTGGAGGCGTCCCCCGTCGCTTAGCTCGGCGGGGGACGTTCTGCTGACAGTAGACCGCCCCGACCCAAATGAGGGTCGGGGCGGTCTCGTTTTAACAGCCGTTCAAGTCTGGGCGGCGGCCGGCGGATGCACCTACGCGCGACCGCCGCCTCCGTCCGCCGTGCTGGGGGGTGGCAGGTGCTGCGGCGGACGGGCGGCTGGCGCGGGGTCCGGGCGCCAGCCAAGTTTCCACTGTTCAAGATCGTCAAATGTATGCCTGCGTAGGCTGACTCATGATCGTTGTGGCCCGAGCGTTTGTCGAGTGCCACGCGAACCCGACCCTGACTGGATCATCCGACGACGCCAGGCGATCGGCGACCGCGTCCGGTCCGAACGGGAGTACGCCAACCTCAGCCAGGAGCAGCTGGGCTATCGCGCCGGGATCACACGCCTGACCATTCAGCGCATCGAATCCGGCGCCACCGATGCCCGCATCGGCTGGCTCCTGCGGATCTCTGCGGATCTCGGCGTACCACTGGCAGACCTCCTCGGAGACTGAGTGCAACCCCGGCCGTCCTGCTGGCTCCACCTCGCGTGGCGGCCGGGAACTCATGCGGATCACTCCGTGTATGCCCAGGCATGCATTGAACGGGGGATACCGCCGGTAGCGGAAGGCGCTTACTGCATATATCTGCGCAAGTCCTGTGCCCTGTGTGAACATCTCGCCGAGCGCGAAGCCATGGCCAGAGGGTCAGCCTCTGGCCTGCCGTATCAGCCGACAGGTGACGCATCGGCAGCGGGTGAGCGGGATGGCCGGCCCGGGCCCTGGCTTCAGCCAATGGTTGCCCTCGCAGTAGTCGTGTTCACCGATCCGGCAGGGCCCGCACTCGTCGCCGCGGGTGTCGTCGGCGTCCACCTTCGGACGGCCGTCAGGGCCGTTCATGACCCGCCCCCGACCGGGTACCGGGGGGCGTGGTCGGGGCAGGCGTACACGGTGCGGCCGGCGCCAGCGGCGGCCCACGCTTCGCCGACCGCTATCGGCTGGTGAGTGATGAACCCGCAGTCGCAGCAGGTCTGCGGCTCGACGTCTGCCGCGGTCTGGTGCTCGGGCGGCGGGTTCGTAGGCTGTTCCATGGCGGCGCTCCGGTTAGTGTCGTCCACGCCCCCGGGCCGTTCACGCGGTCGCGGGGGTTCTCTGTGAATTTGCAGGCTAGCCGGACTTGTATCGCTCTGTCTCACGACGTTTCGATACGTAGCCCGAGATGCCAGGTTGTAGGTGCCTGCCTAGCTTCGGATCATGACCGTTGATCCTGACGCTGAGATCGACCACGAGGGCCCCGTCACCCCGTACCGGCAGCTCGCGGCCATCCTGAAGGCGCGGATCGCCCGGGGCGACTGGGCGGAAGGGCGGCCGATCGCATCCGAGACGCGGCTGGTGCAGGAGTACGGGATCGCCCGGACCACCGTGCGGCGCGCCCTTGACGTCCTCGTCGAGGAGCAGGTCGTATGGAAGGTGCAGGGGCGCGGCACCTATGTGGGGCAGCCGCCCGCCGTTGAGGGCTGACCGCTGTCCGACCCGGCCACTAAGATCGGGGCATGCCCCCAACTCCCGCGCCGCGCAGCTCTGTGCGCCCGTCTGCCGTGGTGAACCGGCTGATCCGGGAGCTGCTGCTGCGGACTGGCGGATGGCTGTACGGGGAGACGCGGCGGGAGTACGAGCAGCTCGTCGCCGAGTGGACGATGGCCACCGCGGCGGAGCGGCTGCGCGGGGACGTCGTGAAGGCGGCTTAGGATTCCGTCACGTGGCAACCATCGAATTTCCCGACGATCTGATCGCACTGGCCCGCACCTCCTGGGCTGAGATCCAGGCCGGGCGACTGACCGTGGACACGGCGCGCGCCGTACATGAGGCGGTCAGCGCATTCGCCGCGCAGGCCGGGCTGCGGCGGATGGACGTCGAGCTCGGGCTGAAGTCGCTCGTGCGGTACGAGATGGCGGCTTAGAAGCCGAGCCAGTCCAGGCAGTTCCAGAAGCCGTCACGGGTGTCACGGGCCCAGCGGGCGAGAGCATCACGCAGGAATCGGACGGGCGCCATCAGTCCTCCAGCCAGGCCGGATCGAAGTCCGGGTGGTCCCGGTAGACAGCGACATCGCGGCGGGCAACGCGACGTAGCGTGTTCACGGCTCCAGTCATCAGGTCATGCGGCGGCGTTCCCGGCCCTGCTGTGCTCAGCGTGAACTCGGCCTGCTCCAGGTCGTGCAGCACCTGCTGCTTGGCCTCGATCTCCCGTAGCGCCCGCTCGGGGTGCCATGTCGTTACCGCATCGGCGACCGGTCCCTCGGGCCACCGCGAGGTCCGCCCGTCCAGCGCTCCACCCACCGAGAGGATCACCCTGCCGCCTTCAGCGTCCACGATGCTTCCCGAGCCTTCCATCCGCCACGGGCCACGTGGTGCAGCGTTCGCGATCCGCCCGTCCTCGTCGAGCCGCGCCCGCAGGAACTGCACCAGGTCGTCGCTCACGGATCCTCCGAGGGTTGCGGCCCCGCCCGGGGTTCCACGCTCGAACGGGGCGCCAGCAACAGCAAACCCGCGCTTGGCTTGTGCCTGCAACGGATGAGGCCAGGGTAAACCGCGCCACCGACAGCGCCGGGTCACGCCTCCGGCCACACCGCCAGCGTCTCGCCGGTCGCCTCGTCGACGAGCACCACCCGGGCATCGGCGACACCGGAGCCCACCCAGCGCGTGAACTTGCCGCGGGCCGTCATCTCGCTCCCCCACCAGCCGTGCTGGACCGGGCGGCCGGCGGAGGCGAGGGTGACGCGGAAGCGTTCGGCGTTCACCGGCTGGACCGCAGGTTCCATCCGGCGATCATGTGGTCCCGGCATTCGTCCACCCAGCGCGGCCCCAGCCTCGGCAGCGACACGAGGCGTGTGAAGGTGGCGGGCTGGCCGCACGTCGAACAGCCCTTGCGGTCCGGGGAGTCGGGGTAGACGCGGGCCTGCCAGCCCGGCGCCCGCACCACATCATCCGGGCCCGCCTCCAGAGCCTGCGGGTCGATGCCGAGGGCGGCCAGGACGTCGAACTCGGATCTTGTCGCCATGCAGGCATTAGAGCGCGTGTTCGAATTGCGGGGCAAGTCGGTAGGCAGCAGAAGACCCCTGCCGACGGGGGATGACAGCAGGGGTCTCGAGTCAGTGTGGCATTACTGAGCGGTCCAGGTCGGCCACTTAGCTCGTCAGCGCGTCATCGGAGTCGAATAGCACGGCAGAGTCAACGTCGATGTCCACAACATCAGGAACCTGAGGCGCTTCAGTCGCCTCGTAGAGATCGCCTACATCAACGACGATCGGCCGAGACTGTAGGCCAAGTTGCTCCGTAAACCATTCTCCCGCCAGCTCCATGGCGTCCTGGAGAGCTGCCGCGGGGAAGTACTCAACACCTCGGGTTGGTAGCCATCCTTCGCTGTCGAGTCCGTCTAGGACGGACTTTTCCAACGCTCTCGCCGCGCCGACAGGCATCCCTTGGATCCGCAGGTGCTGCACAGTCAGTCCATCATCGGCGTGGTACCGAAGGCGGTTGTAACCGCTTCCCGAGCTGATGCCGGGCTTCATGGTCTCCTCACCGGTCGTGACGTCCAGTCCACTTACGATGTAGTAGACGTCGTGCGGTGGGACCCCGCCGTACATCCCCCGTGGGCATTCGGGACATCCACGCTTCACCTTGTTCGGGGTGAGGCCAAACTCGTGGCCTGCGAAGCAGACGGCCTGGTGAGCGCGTGACGCAGCTATCCATTGCGGCTCAAGAACGGTGATGCCAAGATCCTTGGCTCTCCCTGAGAACTCCTGGAACTTGGTCAGCTTGTTGCAGGCGCCGCAGAAGTCCGACCGGATGGCTTCGCGCTCGATTCGACCGTCAACACGGAACGTGTGCAGGTGGCCGCGGCGGCACCTGATGTCGACACCGTTTCTGTATCGCTGCACGATCGTGGATCGAGTCTCGCCTACAACCGTCTCGATCTTGGCGAACCCGGCTGCGAACGAGGCGGCGGCTTGGCAGGTCGGGCACAGGATGTCGGTCCGCCCATCAGGCCGCTTCCACACGTTGAGCCCGGTCGTCTTGAAGCGGTGTCCCTTCGAGCACTTCGCCGCGAAAACGATATGCCCTTCCCCGGACTCGTCCCGCTCGTCCGAAGGTATGAGGTCCACGCCCTGCGCCGTCGCCGCCGACTTCAAAGTGGCCACGCATTCTGCAACCCAGTCAGCGTTGCGACACGTCATGCACCACGGGTAGCTAGGGTCTAGGCCGAAGGGCCTGGAGGTCGAGACGATGTCCCAGGCGGTAACGCGGAACTCATGCCCGGCGCTACATCTGGCGTCGGTCCATCCGGTCAGACCACGCTCGTGATCCAGCGTCCACCCCTGCCGCTTGCACGCCTGACGGAACAGGTCCATCAGTGCAGTGATGTGAACGGCAGCTTCCGCGCTTACGTCCCAGGGCTCCGGCTGTTCACTCGTCACGCGCGCTCCAGGTGACGGTAGATGGTCGGCCTGCTGACGCCGAACTCGTCGGCGATCTGCTGCACGGTGTACTTACGCTTACCGTCCGTGCCGGTCTCGTCGTACATCTCCTGCGCGAGCTTGATCTGGCGGGCCTTGAGCTTCGGCTTCTGTCCGCCGGTGCGTCCGCGAGCGCGAGCGGCTTCTAGGCCCTGCTTGGTGCGTTCGACCATGAGGCTGTGCTCGAACTCGGCGACGGCGCCCAGGATGTGAAAGAACATCTGACCCACGGGGGTCGACGTGTCGATGCCTTGGTCAAGGACGACGAGCTGGACGCCGCGCGCGCGGAGGTCGTCGCCGATGTCCATGAGGTTGCGGAGGGACCGGCCGAGGCGGTCGAGTTTGGTGATGACGAGGTAGTCGCCTTCTCGCACGGCGACGAGCGCCTTGTCCAGTTCGGGCCGTGAGGCGAGCTTGCCGCTGAGCTTATCGACGAAGATCTGGTCGCACTTGGCGTCGGTGAGTGCGTCGCGCTGGGCTTCAGGGTGTTGGTCGGAGGTGGACACGCGTCCGTAGCCGATTCGCATGCCTCAGTGTATCGGGAACGGGGGAGATCATTACATAGATGCGGACACGGGTTGCGTAACAACAACGTCCCAGCGTGGGGGTGTTGAAGCGGAGTGAATCACAGACGTTCGTTTGCGGACACAGCAGAACGCCCCCGCTACCCGAAGGCAGCGGGGGCGTTGACGTGCGGTCACTCGTCGTCGTCCACCGGCGGCATAGGCGGTGGTTCGCGGAACGGGCGGGGCGACAGCCAGAACGGGGGGTCGTCGCGCGGCGGGGCAGGGCTGGGCATGGGGTTCCTCCTACACGTACTGACGGCGGCTGGGGTCGAGTCCGGCAGCCTGCGGGGACGGGCTGTCACTGCCCCCAGGATCCGGCGCACCATCCTTGCGGCAGACGAGAGCATCCGGGTCCCAGCTCGGGGCCTGCAGCGAGTAGCCGTCAGGGCAGGTCTGGCCGTCCTTGCCGTCGGCGCCGTCACGTCCGTCCGTACCGTCCTGGCCTGCCGGGCCGGCGGGGCCTGGCTCGCCCTGAGGTCCTTCCGGCCCGGTCGGTCCGACTGCTCCTGGGCTCCCAGTCGCCCCGGGGCTTCCGGCGGCACCAGCCTTTCCCGGCGAGCCCGGTGTGCCGGGACTCCCCGACGGGCCTGGCTCGCCGCTCGCACCGCGTGGGCCGCGCGGTCCGACGATGGACTGGCCCGTCTCGCCGCGGCTTCCTGGCGGCCCAGCGACCGGTTTCCCGCCGAGTTTCTGCACCTGTGCGGCCAGAAGATCGCGGGCTTCGTTCGCGGTGCGCAGGTCGTGGGAGAGCTGCTGCATGGTGATGACGACCCAGGCGAGCAGTGCGAGTGCGGCCACGGATCCGATGGCGAACCACACGTCGGCCCGGCGGCGCATCGTGGCCCGGGAGCTGTGAGCACTCACGAGCCCGCCCCCCTTGCCGCAAGGTAGGCCTGCAGTAGCAGGATCAGCACAGGGGCGACGAGTGCGGCGAACACCAGGCGCCGGTCTGCGCGGCGCTGGTCTTCCGCTTTTTGGCGTGCCATCTCCGCGTCCTGACGCTCCTTCTGGCGGGCCGTCTCGATCGCCTGAATGCGCTCCATCATCGCCACGTGGACTTCGTCCCGGTTGCGCCGCTCGAGCTCGTACCGCTCCAGGCTGACCTTGGCGTCGAGCCGCTTGGCGATCTCCCGGAAGTCCTCCTTGAGGTCTTGGTGTACGGCCTCAAGGCGGCGGGCCAGCTCGCCGTTCGACGGATCGTCCACGTGTGGCTCCGGTCAGATACTGCCCGGCGTCGCGGGCTGCGAGGCGGGAGCGGCCGGGCTGGCCGGAGAGACCTGCACCCGGGTGAGCAAGGTGAGCGTGGCCAGGATGACGGTGTTGATGGCGCCGACCGTCGACTGGGACACGTCGTACCCGAACGTGGCTACCAGGACGGCGCCAGCGGCGACGACCGCGGTGAAGGCCTGCGGGGCGATCGGCCTGGTCATGGC